TCCAACGAATACAAACGCATGTCTTCCCACCCGCGCACGAGCGGATAGTCTGAGCGTGAGACAGTCTCGATCTCGATATCGCTCTTCGGCACCAGCGCGTCAGTCAGGCTCAGTAGGAAGTTGCGCGTGTGGATCGGATTGTCGTTGGTAATAGAGCCGTCGTCGCCGCGGATCAGATACCGGCCTTCGGCGTCGATGCGATAATTCACGCAACGCACGGTGGTCACGATCTGCTCTGCCCGGCGCGTGACGGACGGGTTCATTGGCACGTAGCCCGGCGGCGGGGCGAACGGTATCTGGTGCGCCTTGAACGTCGGCGCGTACACGGCGAGCGGCTGCACGTAATGAAGAATATTAGCGCGCGCCAACTGTCGGGTGGAAGGAGGCGCGCTCCAAGCAAGAGCCAGCCGATTGCACACCTCAAACGCCTCTCGGCGCCGTTCGGGTAGGTAAAAGCCCGCGATGGAGAACTCCTCATTGAGACCGAACTTGTGCGCGTATTCGTCGAGGAAGAGGAGGTCCGACGGCATCGGCTTGTCGCGGCCGGCGTCCGCGAAGAGGACCGCGAGGGCGTTGTCGCCCTTTTCCCGGAAGAACTTGGCGAGGTCATATAGCGGCTCCAACCGCTGCGGGCGTCTGTTGTACGCCGCAAGCGTTTCCTCGATAAATCCGGCCTCGTACGATAGCTTGAGGTTGCACGCGCCGATCATACGCTGCGCGAACCAGACCTCCTCGTCCCAGCCGCCCAGCAGCACGCGCTTCTCGTACGCTTCGCGCGCGTTCACATAATCCCCGGCGTCACGGTACGACTGCGCGAGGTAGAACCAAGAGCGCTGGTTGTCCGGGTCCTTTTTCAGGTCCTCTTGGAGTAGCCTGATATCGCGCTCGAACTTGTCGGCGCGGTTGGCGCCATCGGCGTGGTCGACAAAATGCGCAATCGTGTCCGGAAAAATCGAGGCGGCAATGTCCAGATACTCGTGTGTGGCGCCGACATACCGCGCTTCCACGTCGCGACGCAGAAGCCTCGTGTTGTGGTAGCCCAGCGTACCGGCACGCTGCAAAAGGGAGTACGCCGGGGCGCCGTGCAGATGCAGCCGGAACGTAGGGCTCGTCACAAGCTCCATGTCGGCATCGACCAGCAGAACGTAATCGAACTCAAGTTCAGACAACCGGGCTCGCTCCAGCGCGCGGTTGCGCGCGGACGAGAAGTCGTCGAAGCCGCTGAAATAGATTTCGCAGGGTACACCGTGCGCGTCGAAGAATTTTTCGATCTTCTCAACGGTGTCGTCGTCGCTACCCGTGTCCAAGATCACAGCGCACGAAACGTAGTTGACCACGCTCTTCAGGCAACGCTCGATGCGCGCGCTCTCGTTGCGCACGATCATGTTAAGGCACAATCGCTTCATGGGGCATCCTTGGGGGGTAAGGATGGCGGGAGCTTAGCCGTTGCTGATTTTGAGCGTCCCGCCGCTGTTCCAGACTGAGCCGGCGACACGAGGATCAGTCGTCGGCGGCTGCCAGACAGTATGCGAGGCCGGGCCCATTTGTCCAGTGGAACCTGTCTGTCCCGTCGCGCCGGCAGCGCCGGTCGGACCCGTCGGGCCGTGCGGCGTCGGGCCAGCGGGCCCCGTCGCGCCAGTAACCCCGGTCGGGCCCGTGTTGCCCGTAGGACCATCCTTCTGGCCTTGGAAACCCTGCGGGCCAGTCGGGCCCGTGTTGCCCGTCGCGCCAGCACCGCCGGTGTTACCCGGAGCACCCTGCACGCCAGTCGCGCCGGTGATGCCCTGCGGAGCACCGGCCGGACCAGTCGGTCCCGCACCTGTGGCTCCCGTGGGCCCAGTCGTACCCGCCGGACCAGTGTGGCCCACAGCGCCGGCGACCCCTGACGGCCCGATGATGTTCTTGGCGTTGATCAGGTCGACGACTTCCTTCAGCACGACGGGGATCGTGTTGTCGTCGTAGGTGTCCTTCGCCCCGGACGTGCCGGGGTCGAGGACGTGTTTGCTGTCGAACTGCGTGGTCATGCGCCGCCCCTATTAGCCAGCCGAGACGGTCAGCGTGCCGAGGTTGTTCCAGACCTGCCCGCTGACGTGCGGATCGCTCGTCGGTGGGATGATAACGGTGCCGAACGTGCCGGTCGCTCCGGTCGCTCCGGTCGGGCCGGTGACGCCGGCAGCGCTCGGGCCGGTTGCACCAGTGGGGCCCGTAGCGGTGCCGGTCGGACCGGTAACGCCTTGCGGACCCGTACCTGTCGGGCCGGTCATGCCGGTCGGGCCACCCGCGGGACCAGTGAGGCCCTGCGCGCCAGTCGGGCCGGTCGCACCAGTGCCAACGGCACCGGTCGGGCCGGTTACGCCGGTCGCTCCGACTGGCCCCTGCGGTCCTTGAAGACCGTTAGCCGGACCGGTCGGGCCAGTCGAACCAGCAGAACCGGTCGGACCAGTAGCGCCTTGCGATGGACCCGTCGCTCCAGTAACACCGGTCGGTCCTGTGGGGCCACCGATACCGCCGGCGTTGATCGCATCGACCGCCTGCTTGAGCACCGGGCCCAGCATGTTGCGGTCGTAATTTTTAGACGACAGGATCGTCATGGCTCTCTCCCGAAAGTCGGTTCCTATCTCGTACGGCGCGACCTCTTAATGCCGTGTTACCGTGGCGGTAATCACCCCGGACCCGGCGAGATCGGCAGTGCGTTCGGACCCTTCATGTTGCCCACGAGCGCGGTCTGCGGCCCCATGCCGCCGGCGGCGATCTGTCCGTGCTGGTCGCCTTGCGACTGGCGCGCAGCGTGATCCATGCTCGGATTGTTCGTGTGCCCCGGTGCGCCACCGTTCGGTGCGGGCTCGCCGCCACCTTCCGGGAGTGTACCGATATGCGTGGGCATGCCCTCCGGCATGTGCGCGTGCGAAGCGAGGAGACCCGCGGTCAACTCGGTGGCAATCCGGGAAACGCCCGCCTGCACGCCCTTCTGCACGCCCTCTTGGACTTGGTGATCGAGATCACCGCCGGCCTGTTGCTGCGCCTGCTCGGCCTGCACCATCTTGTCGATCTCGTCCTCCGGCGGCACCACATTCTCGCCGTCCAGACCGATGGTCGTGGACACCGAGCGCAACACCGTGGCGCGGCCCTTGATGCCCATGATCTTCATGTCGGTCGGGTTGTTCGTCGTCGACAGGAACTCAATCTGGCGCTGGCGCAGCGTCTCGCGCTGGACGGCGACGTTGACACCCTGCACCGTGATCCGCTCCTCGCCGGTGAGAATGCCGGTCGTGTCGGTCAGCATGATCAGGTCGCCAAGCTGCAACAGCGCTGGCTCCATCACATCGCGGTCGATGTTGGCGCTCACCGTCTGCAAAATCTTGCTCGCGTTGCCCATGAGCATGGCAAGCCCGGACGCCGTGCGGCCGGCGCCGCCGCCGCTCTGGCCACCGACGTATTTCGGAATGGCCGACACGTCATCGGAAATCTCGACGAATTTCTCATACACCGCAATGAGTTGCTGCGCGTTCGACTGTGGCTGGAAGAAGCTGATCGGCGGCTGCGAGCGGCCGGCATTCGACGGATCGTTGTTCGTGTGCCAGCGCTTCCACGGGTACATCTCCTCGCTGTTCTCGTCGACCGATAGCCGGTCATCGTCGATCACGACCTGCGGGCCGGATGCGATGGACAGGTTATTGATCAGCGCGCGCAGCGTGGCGTTCGCGCTCTCCTGCAAGTCCTGCAAGAGATCAGTCAGGCCGTTGCCAACCGGCGTGCCGGGCACCTTCTCGAACGAGGTAATGAAGTACGGATGGCGCTGCCGAGGCGACGGCGACAGGTGCGCCTTGATCACGTGGTTGCCAATGCACCACGCCTGCACGCTGTAATCGCGCAGATCATCTGGCACGGCGAGACCATAGTCTTGAAGAACGCGCCCTTGCACGTTCCCATTGAACTCCATCATGGAAATCATGCCGGACCGGTTCCACGCCGGGTTCTCGCGGCTCTCTAGCGCAGCGCGCTCGGCGTCGGTTGTGTCCCAGTTGTCGTAGAGGCCGCCACGGCCATACTCGTCGAGCACGGCGCGAATTTCGTCGTGGTCGTAGCCCGGCAGATCGAGCAGATCGTTCAACTCGGCGCGTGTGATGCGCAGCTTCTCGATGACGTTGGCGTTCTCGATATCGGCCACGCCCGGCGTCCACCAGAGATCGAACGGCGACACCCGGCACCACGTCAGCCGCGGCTTGTGCTGCACCGTCGGCTTCCCGCCGACGGGCGGCCACGTCACCTCCGGGATGACCTTGACGACCGGTCCCTTGATGCAGGCGAACGGGAACACCGGCATATCGACCAGAAACTCAGCGAGCGCGTGGTAGAAGCCACCCACCCGCAGAATGTCCTCGATCTTGTCCTCGCTGGCGCGCGCCTGCTGGGCTGCCTTCTTTTTGGCGGCGTCGCGCGCGGCTTCAAGCAGGGCGTCTCGGCGGTCGTCCACCTTGGCGGGGTCCGGTGGCTG